GAAAAAATAAAAAAGATAAAAAAAACAAAACAAAAAAAAAATATAATGGTAAAGAATCTTCTGATGAAGATGGAGATAGAGATAGAGATGAGGAAGAAAAGGAAGAAAAGGAAGAAGAAGACGATGGAATACATATCATGGAAAAACAGATTGAAGGAGAAGAAGGTAGTCCTGGATATGAGAAGAAAAAGAAGTGGTTGCCCTATATACCAAGTAAATATTTATACGAGATAGGAGATAAAGAAAGTAAAAATAAAGAGCAAAATTTGGCTACTTTCTTGAACAAAGACAACGTTGAAAACGACAAAAGGGGTAAAAAATATCATCCGCGTAATTTTGTTTATATGATGTTTTGCGGTTTGGAATTGAATAAAAAAATGGCTTATTTACAAAAGGCATTGGAAAAAAACGAAGAGAAAGAAAAAGAAAAATCATTGCCAGAGTTAGAAGGCGATACCATTACATTTATTGGTTCCACTTTTCGAAAATATGGACAAACAGAACCATACTTAAATCATTGTATAGCCAAAGATGATTGTGCGGATAATCTTGCCACGGATAATAAAACAGAAATAGAGTTATGCAATGGCGAAGAGACACAAGTACTCGAAAAATGGTCGGAATTGATTCGAAGAGAAAATCCCGATATTATTATTGGATACAATATTTTTGGTTTTGATTGGAAGTTTATGGTAGAGCGAGCCAAGGAGTTAGATATGGAATATGATGAAACAAGTAAATTCTTCCAATTGTCACGACTTAACAATCATAAATGCGTGATTCAAAATAAAACCATTAAAATTGCTTCAGGGACTCATGAACTACAATTCGTTAAAATTCCCGGTAGGATTCAAGTGGATTTGTACAATTATTTTCGCCGTGAAATTAATTTGTCTTCTTATAAATTGGACGCAGTATCGGCACATTTCATTGGTGACGGTGTTTCAGAAATTTCGACAAACGATGATAAATCCTTACTTGTCAATAGTAAAAATTTAATGGGATTGGCAGACGGCAATAATGTATATTTCGAGATATTGGGACATTCCACGGATAATTATCGAAACAGTAAGAAATTCGAAGTATTTGACGTGGATTTGGATAAGGGTGAATTTAAGGTGAAAGTGGATGATATGGAAAAACCCGATACTAACCCAATTGAAAGCAACAAAAGCAACGAAAGCAACGAAAATCTTTTGAAACATTGCGAGCTCAAACACAAAATAAGATGGTGTTTGGGTAAAGACGATGTAAGTCCTCAAGACATTTTCAATTTGTCAAATGAACATGCAAGTAAAGAAGATCGCTGGACGGTAGCGAAATATTGTATTCAGGATTGTAACTTAGTTCATAATTTGTTCCAAAAGAATGATATTATCACGGGTTTTGTTGAGATAGCCAGTATTTGTAGTGTGCCGATGGATTTCATTGTAATGCGAGGTCAAGGTATTAAACTGTTGAGTTTGGTGGGACAAAAATGTCGTTTGGCAGATACATTGATGAAAAATTTGGAAAAAGAAGAAGGCGAAGGTAGTTATGAAGGGGCGATTTGTCTTCCACCAAAGAAAAACATTTATCTGGACGACCCTTCTGCGGTAGTAGATTACTCTTCGCTGTATCCTTCGTCAATGATATCGGAAAATATCTCGCATGACAGTAAAGTTTGGACCAAAGAATATGACTTGAAAGGAAAACTTCTGAGAACGGAAGGTAATAAAGAATACGATAATATGCCTGGATATGAATATGTTGATATCACTTACGATATGTATGAATGGCAGTCTAAGAAGGGACTAAAAAAGAAAGAAAAAGTAAAGGTCGGTACAAAGACTTGTCGTTTCGCTCAATATCCTGACGGTAAAACAGCTATTATGCCAAATATTTTGAAGGAGCTTTTAAAGGCTCGTAAAGATACTCGTAAACTGATAAAGTGGAAAACAGTAGAGCGAAAATCTGATGGAGAGAAAGTTTCAGGGTTGATGAGTAAAAAAGACGGTGTAACATCGATTTTGAATCATTTGACCGGAAAGGTAGTTGATATTCCTGACGATGATGTTAAAAGCGTAAACGATACATATAGTCCCTTCATGAAAAATGTTTTCGACAAGAGACAATTGGGATATAAGGTTACAGCTAATTCGCTTTATGGTCAGTGTGGTGCGAGAACGAGTAGTTTTTATGAAATCGATATTGCTGCTTCTACCACAGCAACGGGTCGTAAATTACTGATGTATGGGAAAAGCATTATTGAGAAAGTGTATAAAAACCGTATATGCGAGACGAAGAATCATGGTCTCGTACTATCTAACGCGGAATATGTATATGGAGATAGTGTGACGTCGGATACCCCGTTAATGCTGAGAAATGTAGAGACGGGAAACATTGAATTTCGCCAAATTGATGATATGGGAAATGATTGGTTTGATTATGCTGGATTCAAGGCATCCGATGATGATCGCTGGAATAAAGAACAAATGCGTGTATCTAAATACCAGATATATACGTCGACTGGATGGAGTAACATAAAACGTGTAATCAGACATAAGACAAAGAAAGATATTTGGCGTGTCAATACACATACGGGAATGGTGGATGTGACCGAAGACCATAGTTTATTGGATGAGGAGAGAAAGAAATTGAAACCTAAAGAAGCGAAAATAGGTTGTAAATTGTTGCATAATTATCCGTCGTTTTCGTCTAACCGGAGAGAAGAGAAAGAAAAATCCACAAATCATTTGAGTGATTTCCTATCTTATATAGACTACATTGGTTCCAAAACGAAAGAAGAAAAAGAAGCATTTATTTATGGTTTCTTTTTCGGGGATGGAAGTTGTGGTAAATATGATTGTCCTTCGGGTTTAAAATATAGTTGGGCTTTGAATCAAAAAAATCGTGAATTCTGTGAAATAATGAAAGATTTATGTGAAGAAGTTTTTGGGGATACTTTCAAAATCAATGATACAATCAAAAGTAGTGGAGTCTATAAAATCGTACCTTTTGGAAATTATAAGCAGAGTAAAGGAACTAAAAAATATGTGGAGATGTTTCGTTCCAAATGTTATAACAAGGATAAGTATAAAATAATACCCACCGAATATTTGAATGCCGAATATAATATTCGTATGGCGTATTTGTCAGGTTATTATGCGGCTGATGGAGCCAAATGTAGACGACAAGCATCCAAAAATATATTGCTTAGTAACAAGGGCAAAATCGGTAGCGCGATGTTGTTTTACATGTTTAGTTCGCTAGGGTTTAAAGTATCCGTGAATACTAGAAAAGACAAACTGAATATAACTTCGCTGACAATAACATCGGGAAAACAGCGAAAACATCCTAACGTACTAAAAAAGAATCACATCATTCATAAAGACTATACGGATTATGTGTATGATATCGAAACAGAGACAGGGGATTTTAATACGGGGTATCCCCTAATCGTGAAAAATACGGACAGTGTGTTTTTCAAATTTAATTTGCAAGATATGGAAGGAAACCCTATCAAAGGACAAAAAGCTCTGGAAATAACAATTGATTTGGCGATAGAAGCAGGCGAATTGGCGAGTAAATTTCTGAAGCCACCGCATGATTTGGAATATGAAAAAACATTCCTACCGTTTGTATTGCTGTCGAAAAAGAGATATGTTGGAATGTTATACGAAACAGACCCTCATAAAGGAAAACGTAAATCAATGGGTATAGTATTAAAACGTCGCGATAATGCACCGATAGTAAAAGATGTATATGGTGGGGTAATCGACATATTAATGAAAGACAAAAATATACAAAAAGCGGTGAATTTTGTACGCGATTATTTGGAACGCATTGTGGATGGTGAAATAAACATGGAGAAATTTATAATTACGAAGTCATTGCGAGGTGTATATAAAAATCCTGATGGTGTAGCACACAAAGTATTGGCCGAGAGAATTGGGGAGCGTGATCCTGGTAACAAACCATCTGTGGGTTCAAGAGTGCCATTCATATATTTTCAGACGGATAAACCAGTGAAATTGCAAGGCGACAGAGTAGAAACACCGCAGTTTTTCCGAGAAAATAATTTGACCGTGGATTATGAACACTATATTACTAATCAGTTGATGAAACCATTGATTCAGGTATTTTCGCTCAATCTAACAGAAATACCTGATTATAAGCCTTATTTGAAAAATTATCATATTAAGGTAGAGAATATAAAGAAGAAATATCGAAATGATCAAGATAAACTTGAAACAAAATTAACAGAATTTCGAGATAAAGAAGTAGAAAAATTAATATTTTCGAAAGCTTTGCGACGTTGTAAAAACATTAAAAATAAGGTAAATGATATTCAAAAAATATTTGGCAAAAAATAAATAATCATATATCGACAAAGTAATAAATAACGATATTAGCGAGAAAACATTTTTTTTTGAATATACTGCGAACTAAGTTCAGTTTGTGCGGATTTATCTATTCCCACAGGTTTAAATATTTTACCTGTCATCATTTTATTGATTTCTTTTAATTTTTGTTCCAATATATTCTTTTCTCGAATAATATGTTGTAAATTTTTCATACTCATATCTTTTTCCTCGTTTATTTGTTGTTTTAAAAAACCCAAATTAATATCATCAATAGTATCTATATTTTGTCTTTCTGTTTGTATTCCAATTTCGGAAGTTTCTATTTTCAATTGTTGTGTTATTTGATTTTCTTCCTCTCCTTCCTCTGTTTTCCCCCTTATTTTTTTATCTTTATCTTCCTCTTCCTCTGGGAACAATTCGTAAGTTTTTTTCACAGTTAAACATATTTCTTTGTTTTTTCGCAGATTATCTTTGTTGTAATTTACAAATTTCTTATAATGCTCTTTAAGAGGTAAGAAGTCAATATTTAAATTGAAAGTATTTGACATTTCAATGAATTTATTTAGCCTTTCGAGTATTAAGTTTATTTCTTTGAAGGGTAAAAATTCCCACGAAGAACGTTCTGAACTTGATTTATAAGAATTATTCTTATTTAAGAAAACAATGACAGAATTTAGAAAAATAGAATGAGTTTGTTGAAATAAATCAATTAGGGTGTCGTTGGGGATATAACTCATATTAATAGGTCTCTCATTCACATCCAAAAATAAAATATCGACACATTTATCAATTATTTTCAATATTAACATGGGGAAATCATTGTAAATGATTTTATTTTCTTTAAAAAGATTTTTTTTGTAAATATTTTTAAGTGTATAGGTTTTTTTAATGAAGAGTAAATATTTTAATGCCGAAAGATAATTTGTATCTCGAAATTCTTCGTCAATGATATAATATAAATTTTCAAACCGTGTATCGTCATAATGAAAGCAATTAAGTAAGTATTTTTTATACAAATTGGTATTTTTTTGTCTTTTATATTGAAATGCTAGACGATAACATGTTATCCAGAGTTCATTGCGATTGTTTCTATATTTCAATCTTTCTTTGTACCAGTAGATTGATTTATTAAACATATTCGTGTTTTGGTAGTTTTTTCCACAATAAAAGGCATAGCGTGATTTCATTTTTTCATCGGTCTCGGTTTGGTAAGCTTTTTCCATCAGTTTGGCGTCGTCGACGAATTTGTTATTACCGAATTTTTTTTTATTTCTTGCACTAACAACCACGTTTGTTTTTATTGTATAATCACCATCCAAATGACACCTATGTATGTTTTTTTCATCGGTTGTGACAAATTCATGAACTACGCCTTTGAAATACCACTCTATACGATTATCCAAAAGAGCCACTCTTTTCCATTGTATATTTTCGTCTGAAAAATTTAGCGTGTATCCACTTTTCTTTTTGTATTTGGGTATGACAATATTACCCTCTATTCGGTCGTCGGCATCAAACATGAGTACATAGTCTGTATGGTTTTTTGCTAGAGCTAATGCTTCGGTGCGATTATGAGCGAAGTCCTGCCACTCATTTCTGAAAAATTTACCTTTATGTCTTGTCTTAGTAAAGAAACGCTTAATTTCTTCGAATGTATTGTCAGTGGAACCCGTATCACATATAATCCAGAAATCAAATTTTATTTTTTTATATAAAGCATCCAATGTATCATATATAATTCCCCCCTCGTCTTTTACAATCATTGCGAGGCATATCGTAGCTTTAGTCATAATATATGTGGAGGTTTAATTGTTTTTGATTTTACGGATTGTTTTCAGAATTTTCTACTATATCTGAACTTAAACCATTGAAATATATTTTTTGCACCAGAACAATCATAAACATTATGAAATACAAAGAATCTGCAATAATCAACGTATTTGAATTTATTAATACCCCGTATGAAAGCCAAGATATAGCACATAAAAAATTTGCCATGATATAAAGATATGATATATTGTCGGCATGTTTGACACGGTGTATCTGTACGATAAGCGGTATTTGTAGGGAGCAACTTGTAATGGTAGCCAGGGTACTCATTATGTTCAATGGCGTTGACATATGATATAAATGTATTATGACGAGATTTTTGCGAAATAAATAATGTCTTATTAATGTAATGGGTATTATTAAGCAAGAAAAGAAAGGTGGTGTAACTGTTTACCACGTCAAAAAAGATATAACAGATGCTGAAATGGCTAAAAAGAAGGGTTCTTTTTTTTGTACGCCTAAATATGTTTTGAAAGATGATGCCGATGTTTATACCGAAGAAGGTGATTTGCTTTTAAGATTTCGTCGTAATGTGCTTCCGAAGAATAAAATAAAAGATTGTTATGATAATGTATTGAAGTTTGCCAAACAATTAACTGCTACTCGCGGTACAAGCAGTGGTAATAAAGGACTTCATGCTAAAGTGCAGAAAAAGAGCGATCGAAAAATGACGAATATTTTGGGGTATTATGACAAGTGGAGTATTAAGAATAAGCAGATTTTCAAAGAATTGGGATTGAGTAAGAATCATCCCATTCGAAAACACGCTGTACATGAGACGCGTTTTAATCGGCTTTATCCCGAGAACTGGTTGAAAGTGCGTCCTCTCATTCAAGAGATTGATGGTTGGTACAAAAAGTTGGTTCCCGACAAGTACAAGAAACAACGTAAGAAAGCAAACCAGACGCCATATCGTATTAAAAATACCGCGTTTACTACTGTGACTACGAACTTAAACTATCAAACGGCTTTGCACACAGATAAGGGCGACGATGCGGAAGGATTCGGTAATTTAGTGGTTATTGAAGATGGGAAATATGAGGGTGCCGAGACGTGTTTTCCACAGTATGGGATTGGCGTGGATTTGCGTACGGGTGGTGTCTTGTATATGGACGTTCATCAATGGCATTGTAATGCGCCGATGAGACCGAAAAGCCCGGATGCCAAGCGATTGTCTTTGGTTTGTTATTTGAGGATGGATATATGGAAGCAAACGAAGGGAATGTCGATGGCACAACGCGAGAAATTCGACCGACTGGGTGAAACGTTGAAAAAGAAATATCGTAAGATGAAGGGTATTAAGGTACCGCGTAGTGAAAAAAAGCGGAAAAGTGGAGAAAAAAACAAAAAAAGAACAAAAAAACGCGATAAAAAGAGAAAGGGAGGAAAAAGAAGGAGAACAAGAAAAACAAGAAAAATACGTTTTTGGTAAAAGAATGTTTGGTGAAAAGTGGTGCCCAAAATCAACCAGTAATGGGTATATCAAGTTATATATGGAATCAATAATTACAATCTACTGCTATAAAAACATCGCTATTTGGTATTTAGTGGGTAAAATAAAAGTTTGGTATAAATATTTAATTATTATATTCGTATAATAATTAACTTCCCTTTTGTATTTATATATATATAGATATTATAATGGCATCATATATAGACCAACTGCTGGAGAGTCAGAGAGACTTCGATGAAGAAAATACGATAGGAGTCTTTTCTGTTGTAAAGTATATTGGCGATAATCGCGAAAATTTGGTAAAAGGTCAATTATATTTAGTAGTCACAGACATTTTGTTGGGATTGCCGTATTACGAAGGATTCCATCTTTGGGACCCAAATTGGCTTGATGGTCGGGGACCCAATTTCGGTAAGAGTTTCTCAGATGTATGGAAAGAAACGTCTGTGGATGAATATGGAAATGTAAATGTGAGGCCAATCATGGTTGATTCGAAAGAAGCTCTGACTCTCAAGCAATCGAAATTTTTAGGTGTCAAAGTTGAAAGGAATGATTTTATAAAAATTGCAGATTCAGGACATAATGTACGATTGAATGTAGAGGATATTCACTACAAATTTGGCGATACTTCTAATTATGGTTACCTTAACGAGAATAGCGATGGTTGGCGTGTTTATGAGCAAGCGGTGACTGAATTGGATAAACTGCGCAAACAGCTCGAATTGCAGAATAAGAAGGATATAGAGAGAGCAAGGAAGGGGGATGAAAGAAGCAAGCCAACAAGGGAGAAGATGTATAACCCATACGGGAGGAAAGCGAAGAAAAATAATCCAAAAACGAAACTCGGTCGGTACGAGAAGGGTATAGACAAAAAGTACAGTTGGCTCTTACGTAATAATGATGATCCCATGGACACTGGCGAAGGCAAAAGAAAAAAGAAATCCAAAAAGAAACAATCCAAAAAGAAATCCAAAAAGAAACCATCCAAAAAGAAACAATCCAAAAAGAAAGGAGGAAGAAGAACCAAAAGAATTAAAAGAAGAAGAACCAAAAGAAAAAGAACCAAAAGAACCAAAAGAAGAAAGAGATAAAAATACTCTTAAATATTTATCAATATAAATATTATATGGCATCAAGAGCGAAAATAAAAAGGAAACCAATGTGTACTTGTCGACGATGTAGTACGAACAAACGAAGGAGAGGCAGAAAATAATTTTGTAGAAAATATTTACGATAGTTAATATAATGATTATCGTAAATAACGCGGTATCTCTGTTTGGTTTGTTACATCACGCCAATGGTAAAGCCGAGGTCATCAAGGTTGATGTTCGTTTAAGTAAGGACGAAGTACCCATGCTTTATGGTGGCGAATATTTATCATCGGATATTATTTACCCAAACAATGGCATTGATGCGTCCAACTCTCTCAGCGACAAAAAGTATCTCCAACGTATCGACCGAAAGATTTCAAACATCGAATCACAACATTTAGAGAGTTTGGGAATTCCAACGTTGGAACAAGCCTTTATCCTTATCAATACTAAAAAAACGTTGTTACTTGACGTGAGGGATAATAGGGCATCATCATCTTTAATGTCGCTTCTCAAAAAATACAAGCAAATAAGGGTTATTTTAGCATCTTACAATCCAAATGTTTTGATGTTTTTTTATTACAATTGTCCGCAATATCGTCGTATTCTCATTATGGACACCATAGACAATAAAATCATGAAACTTTGTCAAAAAGAGAGAAAATATTCATTTAATGCGCTCATCGTGGATTATAAAAAAAACGCCATCCGTGACATTATGGCGCTCAAATATCAAGGTCACAAGGTTTTTCTTAAAACGATTAACGATAAAAAAACACTTTACCGTTACCAAGTGAATGGATATATGACAGATTATCCGGAGCGTTTTGGATTTTACCATGGCTTTAAACCATACAGTGTTCCAATATTGCCCTGCGTGTGGTTGGGTACATACGATCAGAATGTTTTACGACATTATAATACGATGCATTTTGTGACAAATCCAAGCAGTCAACACCGTTATGAATTTAAAATGAAGAGTTACGCCCAATCAAAGGAATTTATGGATAAATTATTGAAGGGTAACCGAGAAACAATGTATGTAAATCCATTTGGCAAGACAATGATATTCGTGGAGGATAGTAAGGCGGGGAGAAAGTTTTTAGCAAAATATTTCAAGAATATATTGTCTCATGTGAATAATGTCTTTTATAACTATGATAATTGGCATGATAAAAAGAAGTAAAGTTGATACAAAGAAGTAAAGAATAAAATCTAAGGGTATATTAATATGCCTTGTCGCCCAGAGCAAAAAAAGATAAAGTTATGTATATCAGAATATGGTCGAGAAGAAAAGGAAAGAAAAAAGGAATTGGATAGTAAATTCAATAAGATTAAGAAAATAATATTGGAAAAGGATAAGGATATACGCAATAATGAAGAAAAGAGAAAAAGTCAAAAAGATAAAAAGACAAATAAAAAAATCCCACTTAAGGCTCCTTTGATATTAAAAGCATTACCAAAAGATGCATTAAAACGTCCTAATTTGAATAATCCATTTAGAACCCAAAGTTATTCCACGTCAAAAAGTAAAAGCAGAAAGAAAAATAAAAGCGGGAAAAAGAAGAAGAAGGAAAAAACGCGAAAAAGAAGCCGTTTGACCAACGGACAGCCTGCACCGCCTTCAGGAGCACCACAACCATTGCCTCCACCGATTAATTTAAGAAGCGAACAATTGAATAAAAAAAGATTTATTTTTATTACGCCAACAGTAAAGACATTTAGTGGTCCTAGTAAAGAATGTAAGCGTAAATGTGACCCTGTTAAATCATTTTGTAACCCCAAAACCGGTCGTTGTAATAAGAAGAAGAAGAGAAAAAATAAGCAAAACAAGACACGTAAAAAGAAGAAATATAAAATGGGAGAATCCATTTCCCTAACAGTAAAAAATAAAGAAGATGAAGACCGTATGGTGCGTTCATTTAGCCCAAGTATTAACAAACAAATGATTAGTTTGCAATCATATGTTCCAAA